CGACTATGCTTGCCCTACCTGCGAGCATAAGTATGACCTAAGCCGTGACGGACGCTATCGTGGTGGCGTTTGGGCATACGAACCAGTGGGTATGCCTATCGAGTATACCAAAACGATTCCTAGCCTCATTCCATGCCCAAAGATGCAGTCTGTAGCGACCACTTGGGAGAACTGGAAGGAACGCTCGCTCCTGCTCCACGGAACGACCCGCCTTGGCAAGACACGAGCCGCTTTTGAGGTTGCTCGCCGTCACTGGAAGGCTAACTTCAAGAAGCAGACGTTCTTGACAATGCGTAAACTTGAGCAACTTATTGAACAGGGATACGGCAAGTTTGACCACTCGTCTCGTATCCAGAGCCTAATTGACATTCCATTCCTGTTCATTGACGACTTGGGCAAGGAGAAAATGACTGCTCGTATCGCAACCGACCTGTTCGCCATCATTGATGAACGCACCATCAATCACCGACCCACTGTCATTACCACCAACTTTACGTCTGGCGGTCTTATCGAAAGATTTGACGACAAGGAATTAGGTCTTGCCTTAATCGGACGCTTCAAGGATTACTTTGACCTTGTTGGAGCAACGGCAAAAGAAACTGAAAATAACTCTTGACCTAATGGAAAACTTCACCATATATACCTACTCTCCCACCAATAATATGACTAACGATAACGAATACTACGAAAAGGCATTGGAACTCCGTGATAAGAAGAACGTCCTTCTCCAGAAGGCTCTCGTCTCTGCTATCGCTGAAACCACCGATGTTCACGCAGACAGCAACAACCCGTTCCATAAGAGCAAGTATGCTTCTCTTAACGCACACCTTGCGTTGATTAAGCCCATCTTCGCAAAGTATGGTCTGGCTATCCTTCAGTTCCCTTGCGGTTCTGAAAACTCTGTCGGCATCAATACCATCATCATCCACAGCGAAGGTGGTCGCATCGAAGAACAGGCATACATTCCTTGTCCGCAGGGCATTGACGCTCAGAAGGCTGGCTCTGTGTATTCTTACCTTCGTCGCTACTCTCTTGCCGCTGTCGCTGGCGTGGCAACTGATGATGATGATGCTAATATCGTCAGCATCCCAAGTGCTCCCAAGCAGACCGCATCTGCTCCGTCCAAGTTCGTTCCTAATCCTTCCTTCAACGCATCTGCTGGTGAAGTGAACTTTGACCTCCCTGTTCCGTTCGGAAAGAACAAGGGCAGTGCTCTCAAAGACCTGCCAGATGCTGACGTAAATTATTGGGCTAACACTTGGGAGCCGAAGCCTTGGGAAAAGACTGGCAAGGTCGGTGCTAAGGACTTGGCTCTCAAGGCATCCGCTAAGGCTCTCTGGGCTATCAAGCAGGGTGGCACTCCCGAAAACGAAGGCGAAGCCGAGGAGGACGCTATTCCGTTCTAAAACCAAACGATTTCATCCTGTAGTTCAACGGATAGAACATCTGCCTTCTAAGCAGAGAATCTTGGTTCGATTCCAAGCAGGGTGATTTCAAAACTTTATGACTAAGTGCCGACACATCGAGAAGTTCAATCCGAAGGTATTCGGCCCATATCTGATGGTGCAATACGCTGACGGGGAAACCAAGGAGTTCCTTGGCTTTACCTGCCAGTATTGCCCTAAGTGCGGAGAACGAATCCACCCTGACGAAAGAACCGAACAAGAAATCAAAGACTTTGAAAATGAAAAACCATATTAAAGAAGAACTGGAGTCGCTCAAAAAGCAACTCGCAGACGCAGAGATGGAAGCATCTGTCGCTGACCACGAAAAAGGTCAAGTGGCTGATATGTATAAGTCCCTCTATGCTCGTTTTGAAAAACTCGAACTAGACAGAGCCTCGCTACAGATTGAAAATGAGATGCTTAGGGATTTCTGCAAGGCTTTCCACTTCGTGTTGCCAGAGCCTAATCCAGACAAGAAGGATTCGCTTACTCATACTGAACTATACAAAACACAATACAAGATGGCTATGAATCAGTATCTCAAATGGTTTAATACCACAAAGCAATGAGCAAATACCAAACATTTATGTGCGTAGGAGATAACCACGGAGACAAGGGTGACCAAGTTGCCTTCGATGGAATGAGGGAGTTCATCAAGGACTTCCGCCCCAAACATCGTATTCACCTTGGAGATTGCTTTGACTTCCGTTCAATCCGTAGGGGTGTGTCTACCTCCGACAACGAGTCTCACGAATCGTTGAGAGAAGATGTCGAGTGCGGAATGGAGTTTATCAGTGCAATGAAGCCTACTGCGTTTCTTTATGGAAACCACGAAGACAGACTTCACCAGATGATGTTTGGTAGCAATAATGGCGTTGTGCGTGATTATGCCTATGACCTTGACCAAGTAATCAGGAAGCATCTGAGAAAAACGGATGCAAGACTATTCTGCCTTATCACGCTGATAAGGGTGTTTATAGGATTGGACCTGTCGCAGCAGTCCACGGATACACTTGTGGCGTTAGAGCCGTTCAGGAACACGCCATGCACTACGGAACTTCCGGCGGTGCAGTCATTATGGGGCATATCCACAGCATCCAGCAATCTAACGCCAGAAAGCACGGAGGAGTTGTCGGATTCTCTGGAGGATGTATGTGCTCAAGAGATATGGATTACGCAAAGAACAGACTCGCTACGTCTATGTGGGGTCTTGGATGGACGTATGGAGTCATTGAGGGGAATGAATGGAAGGTGTGGCAGGCTCACCGCTTTAATGACGGATGGATTTGGACAACCGAAGTAAAGACATGGACTCACAAGTGAACAAACCGAATCATTGCTACGTCGAGTATATGGGCGTAGTAATGAAGTCTTTCAGAGCAGAAAGAATGGAATCAATGAAGGATGAAATCATCCGAATGAATGAGCACGAAAGACTCAAGGAAGACGATATTGCCTGTCGTCTTGGAATCCACACTGTGACCCTTAGAAACTACCTGAAAATCCTTAAGATTAAAATCATCAACAAGAACCCTTGGAAACTTAACGACACAAGAAATTGGCACAAAAAGATTCCGATTATGCTTGCCAACGAAGATACTTATGAGATGATTGCCAAGAAGTTAAACACCAATGAGTCTGCTGTATGCAGATGGGTGTGCAACAACGGACTTTCCAACCAAAAAATACAATAATGAAAAACCTACTCACCAACCTAATCAAATCATTGAAAAACAAAACCGAAGACGAAGTTCCTTATGGATGGTTTACTAAGGAAGAAATTGCCAAGGAGATGGACATTTCCATTGGTCAGGTAAAGCATTATATTCTTATTGCCGTTAGGGATAAAAAAATCATTACAAAGAGATTTAAAAAAGTCCTCCCCAGCGGAGCACTTCGTCCAGTAACCCATTATCGCAACAAGTAAACGCATCGGTAGTTCAATGGCAGAACACCTCATTTGTAATGAGGATGTTGCGGGTTCAAGTCCCGCCCGATGCTCCATCGAAGTGCGTCCCCACAGGAAGGAGCGAAAGCAACCTGTGGGGACTAATCTTCGGTGACCCAACAACGGGCACAAACGAACACGAACAAACCCTACGCTTCATCACCTCAACTAAAATCACTATGACCGATTACCAATATTTTGCAAGCCTACTCCTTCTCGGAGTTCTCATTAGTGCTCTTTGCATATTTATAAATGCCATAGGCAATATTGACAAAGAGGAAGACAGCAAGACCAGCAAGGATGTATTGCCAGATTTGACTGTCGAGAAACCAAGCGGAAGAGATGCAAATGCTATCGCTATTACTCCAATAAGTATCATCCCCAGACCAAGACTTGTGACTTTGGAGATAGTATTATCTTTTATAGCCCTTTCCGCAATAGCGTCAGAGTTGGCTTTGGCAAGTTTGGCTTTAGCCAGTTCCGAATTCATAGCCTCAACCTTCGCCCAAGCAAGCGAGGTTTCATTGTCTACTTTTATGGCAAGGTCTTTGTCTTTGGCGGCGGCTACGGCATCATTCTTCGTAATGGTAGTTCTATATTCTCCGACTTTTACAACACTAGGTTCTTTAATTCCAGAGAGTCTACTGATTTGAGCGTCAAGTAGTATCCAAGAGACGGACTTCTTGTCAGTGTTTTCAGCAATCGCTGTAAGGGCACTGGCAGCGTCCGAAACAACTAGTTCAATGCCGTCAACATACTTGAACAGTTCCGTATTATCTTTGATAACTGGCGCTGCTGGAGGCTTAGAAGAACATCCAGCAAGAAGAACAGTCAAGAATATGCAAAACGTTTTCATTTCTTTTTTGCAGGCTTTGTGCCTTCTTCGTCGCGCTGTCTTCTTGATTCAAGTAACTCGTTGTTGGAAACAATGCTTCCGTCTGCCTTCTTTGCAAACGAGCCATCAGCGTTTCTTTTCCAAGCCCAAGTTCTAATATTGAAGGATACTGCAGCCCAGTTACCTTCTTTCATTTGTTTATGAAGTTTAGAGTCGTCCTTTTCTCTAAAATATTTAGCACCAACGTTATGCTCGAACGACTTAAGCGTTGCTTTTTGTCTATCTGTTGCGTTTTTCCACAACTCTGGGAAGTTCTTAGACATATGAGCGTCCCATTTAGTAGCAGTTTCAGAAAATCTCTGTCTGTCTTCTTCTTCAGAAATGACCTCTTTACCAATCATTGAGTTGTCCCAAGCATTGCCGTTCTTGTCAGTAGTCCATCCTGAGCCAGCAGTCTTCATACCCCATTTACCCTTTTCGTTCTGTGCCCAACGCCCATCCTTTTTCATCTTTTCTACATCAAGTTTTTTATCTTTTGTCAGTGGTGGCTTGGCGGCTAAATCTAGGTAAACATTTCTGACAACTCCTTCATTTTTTGCATTATAATCGTAGCCAGCACTAATCCAAGAAGGAGGTGTTGAAGGGGCACTTTCAGGTTGCTGTGGAGTAGCAAGTTTCGGAGAAGAACTAGCACTAAGTTCAGATGACTGTGCCGTTCCAGTGATAGGCACTAAACGCAAAGGCCTAACGTCAGCCTGTGCTAATATAGATGGTTGAAGCAAACCGCTTCCAATAACTGGCTTGCTTTCGTCTCCAATGTTAAACTGGCTAGGGAAGTTAATCATTTGATTTTAATTTAGTTATAAACTTTCTTCTAACAAAGTCAAAAAGTTCTGGGGACATAGAGCCAGCAATAGAAGACAATACGCTTTTATAGATTGGGTCTATGTCAAGGTTAAGCAAAGACAGATAAGAAATCACACCGACAATCCCTCCAGCAAGGATTTTTCTTGTCCAAATAACAGTAGAATATTTTTCATTTGTAAGAATCAGCCTAGCCAGCATACCCATAGCACCAAGAATAGCCATAACCCAGCCACCCTTTCTAAGTTCCTCTGTCAATTGCCTTAGAGAGTCATCGTCCTGCATTGTCGTTCCTGTATCTATAATGAACCTTGTCGTTCTTAGTCTTAATAATTCCAGCACGAGAAGGAACTGGGCCCTTTTCTGTCGGACCAGCACCGCCAGCGTCATTCATAGAAGCAGGGAAAATGGTTCTTAAAAGTTCTTCGTTGGCTTCATCTAGCGTTTTGTGCGTAGACAAATACTGACC